CAGTTTGCTCCGTTATAACGAAACTGAACTAAATATTGTTGAACACCTGTTACTACTTGCCAAGATAATATTATTTTTGTAGTAGCTACATTATTTATAACGATAGTTATTTCTTGAGCACTTAAACCACTTGGAGGATTTTTAGGTTCATTTAATAAGGAGATATTTCTTTCTGGTAAAGCATCGTTTGTCTCTATGTTTGCATATTTGCCAGGAACATAAGTTAAAGCTGTAACTGCATAATTTATACCATCTTGCTCTTCTACTGTTATTACTCTAAATGTTTGCGGTTCTAATGTTGAACTAGAAACCAACCATAATGTATTTTCATTTGGCGTTTCAGTAAAGGGAGAAGAGACAGTTATAACTGATCCATCAATGCCACTAATATTTTGTGGTTCTACAGAGCCACTGGGTAAAAGTAAACTTAATGTTTGATTTGTTCCTGTTACACCACTTAAATCTTGATTATTATCAACAGTAATTTCTGTTTTGGCATTATTTATCGACTTTAATCTACCTGATCTTCTGAAAGAAGCTCTTACTGGATCATTTATAGATATAACATTTCCTGGCCTTATTAATGCACCTGCATCTATTGATGTTGTAAAACTAACCACTTCAGATTCTTGTTCTTCAGAAAAAACTATTGCTTTTGCTAACCTTCTTGCTTGTGTTCTTGATGTACAACCAAAAGCTTTTACTGTCTTTTTTACAACACCTAATTTATTGACTCTTGCAACTTGAACAGGATCATTTGGATCATCACCATATACTTCATAATCTATTTCTTTACTATCCATATTGAAGTAGCTAACAGCAACAATCGAATGTCGTTGTTTTAAGCTGCTTCCAGAATACGAAAATCCAGCTTCAGTTACGTTGGATAGACTAAATAAAAAACTTGAATCCGTTGGAGCGTCTTGTGAAATTGTGATTGACCCAGATTCCCAAATAGGAAACGCTCTCATAATTCCAGCTAATTCATTAATTAATGTAAAAGCCTCTGTTGACCCTTGTATATTGACATTACAACTAAATCTAGGCTCAGTAACATTATTATCAGTTATAAGAGTATTTGCATATTTAGATGCTTGTACAAAACTAAATAAATCTAAATCGCTATCACTAATATGATCTCCTAAACCATACCTTTCAGTAGTTAAAACGTCTAGCAATATCATAGCAGGGCATGAACACCAAACAGCAGCACCCATTGTTCCATTAAATATATAATTATCTGGATATATTATTCTGCCTGTAGCACTATCAACAGTTGGAGTGCCTGTACTATTAGCACCTGCACCTGGAATCCTTACTTTAATACCACGAATACGAAAAGCTCTTTGAGGTACAGAACTAAATTGTTCAGAGCTTAATCTTAATGTTGAATATGCAGAGTTGGGATAATCTCTTTGCTCGTCAACTATTTCTTCAACTCTAGTAACTTGAAAAATATCGCTAACAACTGTTAAATCCGTAGAATTATCTGTGTCTCTTTCTACCTTTATTGCTGCTTGAGTATATCCAGGTGTTAAATCTATTCTAAATTCTCTTGAGTAAGGATCAACCGTTCTACCTGTAATAGTTTCTTCAACTCTAGTTTCAAAATCACCACCATCTATTTGTCTTTTAATTAAGTACTTAACTGATGTACCTAAAATATCTCCATTAGTTTCAAACTTTTGAAGAGTGTTAAACGTAATTGTTACCTCAACTGCATCTTTACCAGTAGTAATGTTTTGACTTGTAAAAGGTGTACCTTTAGAAACAGTAACACTTTGAGAAAGTATAGAGTTAGCAGTTTTCTTAAAACCAGGAACGTGTGATTGATTACCTGTACCAAAACGAGGTGTAAATGTTACGTCTTGAAAATTAAAATCACCCTCTCCTAAATTACTTATTTTTGCAGCAAAAGCAGAATTGGATAATGATGTATTAACACTTATAATAGGAGTATTATTTAAAAATATATCTGCTAGACAAGCATTATTATAATTGGCATTATTTCTTGCAATACCTTTTTTAGAAGGTGTAGCCCATCCTTCAATCTCACCTTCAGACAGTAAATCTTGAACAGTAGCAAATTCTTTACTATTTAAAGTATCTTCTGCTCTTACGGGTTGTCTAGGTTCTGGTGGTCCTTTTGAACCTCTAATTATTTTACTCATTGTTAATCAGTTGCAGTAACATCATTGGTGTCAATTCCTGCTGAAATTACAACCGATCCAGTGATAATTTCACCATAGACTAAAGGTATAGTAGTTCCTGCTCTACTTGTATTTTGCACTCCAGAAAAGCTAAACGATATTCTTGGATCTTCTTCATTAGAAAAGTCAGGTGGTTTAGGTAGAGGAAATAAAATTTCACTGACACCCATAAGAGTTAAACCAATACCAGCGTTCATTGCAAAATTACCTATAGTTCCTAACTTAAAAGTACCTGCTTTTATAGCAGCGAACCCTCCTCCTGATGCAATAGAAAAACCAATTAATGCAACTCCTAGCAAAGCTTTTCCTGCTCCACCTGCTCCATTA